GTGAGGCATAGATACATAGGTGATGGATAGCTGTTGTCGCTACACGAAGCCTATGTATCGCTCTTATTAAATAGAATTACTAAGCAAGGTTTGATTCCTGCTAAGTATAGGTACATAAATAGTTTGCACCGGTAGCCTTACTAGAGAAATCCTGTTTATGTACCGCCTTTAGACTATAGCGAAGTCTTTAAACCGCTTAAGATAGGTATCGCAATGAGATACATCCTGGCAAATGCTACCTGAGTAGTGCGACTAAGTTTATACCAGGTAACCAGCGAATTAGTTGGGGATTGATGGAAAAATGTATTGGAGATAAAAGCCTATCCTATTGTAGTATGGTACTAACCAAAATAAAACCTCGCAATAGGTTCTCCTGTTATAAGTCCAATGAGCATACAGGTTAAGGGGGAAGGGTTAGCGAAGGTTAAGTTCCCAGTCAGACGCCATACTATTTTTTTTAAGGAGGTATAAATGGAACAATTATTATTAATCATAGCTTTAATAGTATTGTTTTGTGTTGCAGTTAAATCATAAACAAGTGAGGTGTAGTCATGTCGTATAGTTTTATTACAAAAGAAATAGAGAAACAATTACTTTATAACCACAAGAACACAGACTTTGCTACAGAAAGTATTAGCAAAGAACCTGTTGTTGTTAAATATTTTAATCCATATGGAGCTGGTGATTGGTGGGCATACAGTATGGATAACAATGGATATATGTTTGGTATCGCAGATATATTCACACCAGAGTATGGTCTGTTTCACATATCAGAATTACAAGACAATGGTATTGAAAGAGATATGCATTATACAGGACCAGACACATTTGAAGAAGTAATGATACAACAAAAGGGGAGATAGTAATGAGTAAAGTAATAAGCAATAAACCAGACAAACTAGTTAGTATTAATGGTAAGTCTGTAGATGATAAATGGTATAGGTATACAGTAAGAAGAACCAGGACAGAAGTAACTGAATGGGAAATAGAATCTACAAAAGAACTTAATAAAGGTTTCTTAGTACATACCGCTCTATGGCGTGAAGAAACAGGTGGCAACAAATCATTTCCATATGGTTTAACTGAATACAAAGACTTTGCTGTAGATGTAGGACATGGCACACCATTGGTTAACCATGACACAACAGAATGGACATACAAACTGGAGGAAAATGATGAGTAATGATTCAGCAATGCAAGACTTAGATAGATATATGGACAACATAGATCAGCAAGAAGCTGAGCTTAATCAAGAACGAAGAGAAGCAGAAGAGACAGCCTGGAGTATACATGAGTTTATAGACTCAGCACCAAGATTATTATCTGATAATCATGCAGATGATATGGAAGTTATTCATCGTACTGATGAACATATATTAACAATTAATATCTATATGACTGAGGTAGAATCAGAGGAATTCAAAGAATACATTAGACAATTTGGCAGTAAATTTGTACATCAAAATTATTGGGAGGAAAAAGAGTAAGAATGGAAGGATGGCAACGAAGATATAAACAACGAAAGGAAGATGCTTATCAAAAATATCTTGCTAAGTTATCAAAGGTAGAAAGACCAGACTATATTAGTCCTGGTATATTTAAACAAGTGGTATACAAAACAGCTATGCGTATGGCTGAAAAGTATATGACTTCATTACGAATGGGAGAACGCAATGTCTGAATTATGTTTAACAATGGAAGAACAAGTATGGTTGGTACAACTTATCAGTACCAATACAGAAACTGCTGCAAAGTTTATGGACAATCTCGATGAAAAAAATGTAACGGAATACGATCAAGAGTACATTGCTCTTATGACTGAGTGCTATCACGCATCTAAAAAATTAGGACAAGTGATAGAAAAAATTAAACACAACATAGAGAGGTATGAAAATGACAGAAATATATCTTAAAAAGTTTGAAGATAGACCAGACTATTGGGAAGGTAGGTATGAAAGTACATTACATACACTAAACACATTGGTTGAGATTGGTGTTAATTTAGATACAAGTGAATTGTTTAATGTAGATGATGCAGTCAAACAAAATCATTTGGAAACTATTGCTATGATAGCAACTGAATATGAGTGGGAACAAAATGCTAAATGATTTTTGTAAAAAGCTAGAAATATTTCTAGTCTGGTTGGTGCTACCTGCTGTTGTGGTATGCACTATAATATTAATGTTAGAACTTGTAGCGAGGATACTACTATGAAAGTAAAGGCAAATGATGTAAATCGATTACTTGATGAAATTGATATACTTCAAAAAGATGTTAAGAAATACAAAGACTTACATAAACAAAATGATATATTTATGAACTTTGTTACTGACTATGCAATAGCTCAAAAGAAATTGCATAAATACAATCATGATCATTGTGTTAAACAAGTCATTGATTCAATACCTCATGATGAATTACTTAATGTATCAGCAGCATTTGAAGCAAGGCTCAAAGAAAGATGTAAAGACAAAGAGCCTGGAACATTTGAATTGATAATGCAATCTTTAAACATAGACTCATCCATAAAAGGATAGGAGAAAATATGAAAGGTACAGGTCCAATACGCAAAGTAAATAAGTATGAGTTGGTAAGAAAACATTTACTAAAGCGTAAGAAGATTACTAGTTGGGAGGCGATAGAAAAATTTAGAGCAACCAGATTGTCAGATATTATTTGGAAGATGAGATGTCGTGGTTACTCTATTGCTAGTGAATGGGTAACTAACAAAGATGGTATGAGGTATACCGTCTATCATTTAATATGGAGTGAAGATGAATAAAGATAGACTAATGGAAAAAGTAGTAGAGCTTGAGACATCTCAATCAGTTATAGAGTTTCGTAACTGGTGTATAGATAATGATATGCAAATCTATAAAGAAATTGATAGTGCAATTATTGTTCAAGCTGCTGAATGTATACAAGATGAGGATCAATTTTTGAGGGATACAGAAGATGAAAGATAATATAGGTTGGTACTTAGCATTTATATTGTTAGGTATTGCTTGGTATGTGGTCATCAAGCAATGACATACAAGGAATTGGTATACGCTCTTATAGCCAAGAGAAAAAAATATAGAGTAGACACAATGGCAGTATCGCAAATGATTGGTGTAGCTGATAGTTCAGTAGGAGATTGGGAACGCTTTAAGAAATGTCCTAATGGTATGAATCTATTAGCGTGGGCTAACGCATTAGAGGTAGACATTGTAATTAAAGATTATGAAACCGAATGTCCAGTAGACTTTGAAGCATCAGAAGATGTGATAGCTTGGACACAACAACAGGATGTAGATTATGACAGAGAAAAAGAAAAGTTCATCGACTACTACACAGCAAAAGGTCGAACAGCAAACAACTGGGAAAGCATGTTCAAGCTTTGGGTACGAAGGTCAGTCGAGTTTAGGAGAGAGTCAAGTGGAGCATATCAAGCACATGATAAGACATCTCCCACCTTTGTTCGAGAACGCCGTAGACGAATCCTTGATATGTCAAATGTATCGAGTAAATTTCTTGAAAGAAAAAGTAAAGACAAGTGATTTAATTGCTGCATCAACCAAATGTAAAGAGCTATTAGAACCATGTAGATTATCAGATGTACAGGTTATGCTTGAAACTATATGCTCTACTTTTAGTTGCTCAGCACCAGAAGAGCTAGGCCTTAAAACATATTGGGAGTTACTCAAAAAATATCCAGGCGGATTATTTCCTTATGTAACTCTACACATATGTGCAACCTACAAGTATCCTAGATTGCCATTGCCTACTGAGTTTATTACTTACCTTGATAATGAGTTAGAAAAATGTCAGCGATTTGTCCACGACCTTGATAACTCAGCAGCTTGGGCTTTACAATTAGAACAAACATCATATAAAATACCATCATGAGTGTAGTCAAATATATAGATATAGACCGACATAAAGGTTTGGGTGGATCAGATTCACATGCATTAATGCAGACGAATGTTACACCAATCCATGAGCTATGGGAGTTAAAGACTCAACGTAAGCCTGGACCAGACCTATCAAATGTATTGCCAGTACAAATAGGTACATTGACTGAGGAGTTTAATCTAAAGTGGTTTACCAAACAAACTGGTATTTACACCGAGACTTATCCTATGGAATTTATTATGGAAGAGTTTCGTATGGCACACTTTGATGGCTGGTGTCCAACTGAACGAGCTATCATAGAGTGTAAGCACACTAACCATTACAATAAGTTAGAGCATGTAAAGGTTAGATACTATGCGCAGATCCAACACTACTTAATGTTAGCACAGCTTGATGTGTGCTACTTATCAGTACTGTTTGGTAATGCCAGATGGGAATATTGTGCTATCCCATCACATAAAGAGTACCAAGATATCCTACACTATAGGCAAGAAAGGTTTTGGGATATGGTGGTAAAAGACAAAGAACCAACAGCAGCTAATACTGCATGGAGATTATATGAGTAAGATGAATATACCTGACGAAGCAGTCAAAATATTTAAAGAGTTAAACATAAATGGTAGTGAAGCCACATGGGATTGTCATGGTACACCTGTTGTGTTGCACAAGTACATAGAAATTATTGGAGCTAAACTCAATGTTAGCATAGATAGTTTAGATGTAGTTGAGGCCAATGCAGAGA